TGGGACAAAAGAACGTTGGCACGAAGTTTGTCGTCGTGTAATTGAGGGTATGTATTCAGTTCAGAAGAACCACGCCAAAGACAATCGCCTTCCATGGAATGATAACAAGGCGCAGAAGTCTGCACAAGAAGCATTCCAAAGAATGTTTGAATTAAAGTGGACACCACCAGGCCGTGGTCTTTGGGCATTTGGAACTCCTATGACTATGGAGAAGCGTAACTCTGCTTCCCTTCAAAATTGTGCAATGGTTTCAACCAGAGATATTGATCGTAATGATCCAGGTGCTTTATTTGCTTGGGTAATGGATGCATTAATGCTGGGTATTGGAGTTGGATTTGATACCCTTGGACAAGAAAAACAAATGTCTATTTATCCACCTACTGAGCCAGCATCTATTTATGAAATCCCAGATACTCGTGAAGGTTGGGTAGAATCTGTTCGTCTTTTAATCAATTCTTTTTTACGTCAAAATCAGTCTATTCAAGAGTTTAACTACGACCTTATCCGTCCTCTAGGAGCACCGATTAAAGGCTTTGGAGGGGTCGCAAGCGGTCCAGCACCACTTATTGATCTCCATACACGTATTCGTAATGTAATTGGCTCTAGAGCAGGAGAACTATTAGATAGCCGTGCAATTGTAGACATTGTTAATCTTATTGGAACCTGTGTTGTTTCTGGAAATGTTCGTCGTTCTGCTACACTTGCACTTGGCACACCAGAAGATGAAGGTTTTATTAATCTTAAAAATCCAGAAGTATTTCCAGACCGTAACTCATATGACCCAGAAAAACCAGGTTGGGCATGGATGTCAAATAATTCTATTTCAGCAACAGTTGGAACAAAATATGAAGACTATGTTGATTTAATTGCAGACAATGGAGAGCCAGGATTTATTTGGTTGGACGTAGCAAGAGAATATGGAAGATTGAAAGATGCACCAGATTATAAAGATTCCAGAATCATGGGATTCAATCCTTGTGCGGAGCAGCCATTAGAGTCTTATGAATTATGTACACTTGTAGAGGTGCATTTAAATCGTCATGATTCTAAGGAGGACTTCCTCAAGACATTGAAGTTTGCATATCTTTATGGCAAGACTGTAACTCTAATGCCAACCCACTGGCAGCAGACAAATGGAATTATGCAACGTAACCGACGTATTGGAACCTCACTTACTGGCATTGCTTCCTTTGCTGACAACAGCGGACTTCCCGCACTGCGTGAGTGGATGGATGAGGGGTATCAAAAAATTCGTCATTATGACCACAAGTATTCTGAGTGGCTATGTGTTCGTGAATCAGTTCGTGTAACTACAGTCAAACCTTCAGGATCAGTTTCACTTCTTTCTGGTGCAACACCTGGAGTTCACTGGGGCCCTGGTGGAGAGTTCTATCTTCGTGCTATTCGTTTTGGAAATACAGATCCAATGCTTCATTTATTCAAAGCAGCGGGGTACAAAATTGAAGCAGACCTAGTATCAGCAAATACCTCAGTAGTATATTTCCCAGTAGCATCTGGACATAAACGTGCTGAGAAGCAGGTAAGTCTCTTTGAGAAAATTGGTTTGGCAGCAACTGCTCAAAAGTACTGGTCAGATAATGGTGTCTCTGTAACCTTATCATTTGATAAAGAAACAGAAAAGCAGTTTGTGGCTCCAGCATTAAATATGTATGAGGGTCAGTTAAAGGCAGTCTCTTTTCTTCCAATGGGAAATAAGACTTATCCACAACAGCCATATACAGAAATAACAAGGGAGCAATACAACTCCTATGTCGGTAAAATTGGCAAGATTGATTGGTCTGCTATCTACGATGGTGTTGAAAATCTTGAGGCTGAAGGAGAACAATACTGTTCAACTGATGCCTGTGAGATTAAATTATATTAGTCTGTATCCTGCTATAATAAGGGTATAGGAGAATAATGTCCAGCCCATCTAACTTGTATGCAGAAAAGATTTTTAGTGAACACCCACTAGTTCTTTGGGCACTAGACGATAAACTTGACTATATTAGCCTTATTTCTGAGGAACAAAGAAATATCTTAGGCCTTTGGGAAAAATCAAATTGTACATTATCTTCTGGCTCTACTTTAACAGGTGAGCCATTTCCAGATAGTTATAATACGAAAGTTAGTTGTGATGTTCCAATTGCTTCAACAAATGAGGCAGTATTAATAAGTCCAGACCTTGTAAATTTTCAAGATTTAGACTTAAGCCTTAAGACATTTTGCGTTGGTACACACTTTTATTCTAATAGCCCATACATTGAATCAGTATCAATTGGTTATGAATATACAGATACAACAACATCTCAAATAATCCAAAAGTTAAAAACCTTTAAAACTTCTTTGTTTCAGCAATGGGGTTTTGTGTCAGAAACATTTGATATTCCAGACGAAAGCACAAGCATAAGAATAGTCATAAAGGTTATAACAACTGATGGAGGTTCCGCCCCAGCAGACTATGAATTTTACTTTAATGGAATAACTCTGGGCCAATGGTCTGAAGAGTTTAACGTATCTTCTTTGGGAGTTCAGTCACAGTCTTTTCCAGCAAACATAAGTCTACAAACAACAAGCAAAGTTGTTTCTGCAGCAGCATATGGAATTTCATCAGATACTGGATACTACCTTGTAAATAATAAGTCTTTGGTTGCAAAAAATACTGGAATTCCTTTAGTTTTTGGTGCTTCTGGAATTACAAAACTTACACCAAATAATGGAAGCCCATCAGTCATCTTTCCTGGAAAAGGATTTCTGCACGAAACTGGAAGATATAATAATTATACTGTTGAATTTTGGGCAAGAATAAATTCAGAATCTACTACCTCTAAAAAAATATTTGGTCCAATTGGAAGCACAGATGGCCTATATGTAGACGACGGATTCTTAACACTTTTAATTGGTGAAAATTTTACCTCTCATTTTATTTCTGAGTGGTTTAGACCGATGCTTATCCACATTGCAGTAGTTAATAATAATGCAACTGTTATGATAAATGGAGAAGAAGTTATTTCTTTAAACTTTAACACTGCATCAATAAACTTGTCAGATGGTGTTAACGAAGACTGGCTTGGTTTTTATTCTTATGAAGATGTAACCCCAGTTGAAATTGACTGTTTTGCCATATATTCTTATCGTGTTCCAGATGTAGTTGCAAAAAGAAGATGGGTTTACGGTCAGGGTGTTGGGTCATCAGAGGCTATTGACTCTGCGTATGGAGGAACTTCTGCTGTAATTGATTATACATTTGCAGACTATACTGCAAACTATAATTATCCAAGTTTTGCACAATGGCAACAGGGAAGTTTTGATAACTTAACAACTACAGAAAAAACCCTAAAAACTCCAGATTACGTACTTCCAACAATTTTTACAGGAACAAAAACATTAGAAGATTTATATGATGATTCAAACATGTTATTTAATAACCTTACTAGTGGAAATATGGGAACAGACAATCGGTTTATATCTCTTAATCCTAATTCAACTTGGGATAATGAGGGTGCCTACCTATATTTTACAAACTTTAATGTATTAAACGATCAAGTGGCCTGCCTTTATGGGGTTTTTGAAATAAGCAATGAAGGAAGTGGAACAAATCAAGAAGAAAAGATCTTGTTCAAGGTTTATAGTCAAAGTACTGGAAACTACTTTATGGTTAAAGTTGATGGCCTTGAAGTTGTTTATTCTTTAAACTATGGTGGAGTTGAACAAGAAGTATATCGTGTAGAAAATATAGTTTTAGATGAACCATTCTCAGCAGGCTTTAATATTGAAACACTTGTAGCCTCCTTTGGTGGAAATCTTTCAACATTCTTCGGAAATCAAAATTCTTTAAGCCTTTATGTTGGAGGAGACAATGATGGAGATAAAACATTTAATGGATACATTTATTCAGTTGGGTTTTCAACAAAATCAAACTTAAACTCAATATCAGATCTATTTAATTCCTACGGAGTCTTAGTTAATGAAAATGATCCAACATTAAATAACCTAATAGATGCAGGTTTTTATAATGCAGAGGCAGACTTGATAGAGGCTGGATTTTATAATACTGAAGTTTGGCCTTCTGTTTATGATGGTGGAACAGCAAAGTCAAATGCTATAATTCTTTTAGAGCATCTTGCAAGTTATACTTTGCTTCCAACGTTTTCATACGACAAATTATTCTTAGATATCGGCGTATCTGGACACTGGGAAGACTATCTTCCATTATCCTATTTTGGACAATATGTTCAGAATGATTCTGGAAATTCATTTTATGATTTAGATTTTTTACAATTTAATTTAGGTTATCCATCACCAGAAACATTACTAGAATCAACAACACAAGGAGTTTTAACCTATGAAGATTTAATGAATAGTTATAAGACTCCAGTAAGAAAAACTTATGCACAACTACAAGACATAATTCTTACTGGATGGTACAACTATGGAAATATGTTAGAAAACTCTTTAAAGTCTTACAATTATAATACTGAAAATGCATCAATTAGAAGTTATATAACTTTCCAGTATGTAGATGAAGGGGCAAATGCTTTATCAAGTTACTTTACAAATACCGTCTCTCCACAAGAAAGTTCTGTTATTGATGTATCGGACTACACATCTTGGCAAAATACAAAATTTGAAATTATTGACAATACCTTAGTTTATCCAAGAAAAGATATAGACTTTAATAAACTGGCAGTTGTTTATAGCGTTGACTTCAAGGCTCGTGGAATAATTAAAAAACCTATTGTTTTAAAAAAGTTGGAAATTGCTTCTCAAGCGCTTAATGATAACTCTTTTAATCCAATTGGAACAAAGTTTGGATCTAATCTTTTTCCATATACAAGATCTGGACTTTACTATGACTATAAAACAAAAAATCCATTTAGTATTTATAAGGGCAGTACTCCTTATCTTTATACAAATAATACATCTGGAATCCAGATTCGTGGAGATTTTGACTTAAATCAAGACCGTGGAATTTCTATGCCAGTAAACCAGTCTATTGCAGAAAACTATAGAGTAAGTGCTCTCCAGTCCTGGATCAAATATGAACAAAGAGTATTCCCGCTAAATCCAATAGCACTATTTGAAGTTGAACACAAAAATAATACAATTATATTTTATGTTGTTGCAAATGATAGTGTTGGTAAAAGAGGAGTTGTTTATGCAAAAAATAAAAAAGACAACTCTGATTTTAACGAAATTGCATACTTTATAAACGGAAAGCCTGTTCGTGAACCAGTGCTAACAGTTAAAGAGTGGTCTATATTAGGTATTAATTTTACAACAGACTTAAACTTTGATCTATTTTTAGGCTCTATAAATTTAAGAGGCCCAGCAACCTTTAATAATATATCATATTATCAGGCCAATAATCTTCAGCAGTTGCAGTCTAAGGTTAATAGATCTTGGAATAAAGTAAAGCAGGACGGACCTATAGATTATGCCTGGTCATACTGGCTAAACAACTATACATGGGACGGGGTAATGTCAATATCTTCCTCACCTCTGTATGGGGTAAATTCACAAGATGTATATAATAACTATATGGGTACTAATAAGATTATCATTGATGATGAGTCAGGCATGATTTTTGATGCAGATAAGATGAAAATATACAATGATACGACTTGGTTAGTATCAGTAGGTTCGCCAGTGTAATCTGGTATACTTGTGGTTATGGATTCTTTATTTAGCCCAAAAACTGGCAAGCCAATTGTTGAAAATGTACGCCGTAAGGTCATTGATAAGCATTATGACTGGGGCCTATACGTATACAAGAAATCAAATGGAAAGTGGTTTACTGACGGAACTGGTTCCGTGCTAAACATTCCGTCTCAAAAAGGCGACATATCAAAGATTGCAGAACTTAAAAGGGCTGCAGTATTTAATGGTGACGATGGAGAAGGAACAGCACATTTTGTTCCTGGATTAACCAGAATTTCAGAAGAGGAATATTCAGAGCAAAAAGATAGAATGATTCAAGGTTTAATTCCAAATGTTAATGACCTAGGCGCTATTGCCGATGCACAGAAGACATTAAAAACACATGGAAGGGATGCGTACGAAAGTGACTGATGATGATGATAACTTCCAGTATGTCAGAGCAAGTTTAAATACTCAAGAGCAAGAAGAAAGTAAGTTTAACTTAAGTGACCCATTTAATAAAAACTGGGAAGAGTTACAAAAATACTCTGGTCTGGATCAAAACTTTCGTCGCCGTGTAGCAAGGCAAGTAAGCAAAGCAATAACACCAAATGAAGCATACCTGGATTCTGCAAATGCAGTTCCATCTGGAGTGGATGCTGGATCAAAAGCCCTTAATCCTGGAACAGTATACAGAAACGGATACGGTCTATTTGATGTAATCACACCACCATATAATATGTATGAACTTGCAAATTTTTATGATACATCTTTTGCTAACCATGCAGCCATTGATGCAAAGGTAGAAAATATAGTAGGCCTTGGATATCGTTTTGATATTGCAGATAGAACTGCACTTAGACTAGAGATGTCAGAAGATGCTTCAGCAACTGACAGAGCAAGAAACAGAATTGAAAGAGCAAAGATTGAACTGCGTGACTGGCTAGAAAACCTTAATGACGATGATAGTTTTACAAAGATCATGGAGAAGGTTTATACAGATGTTGAAGCAACTGGTAATGGTTTTATTGAAGTTGGTAGAACTATAAAAGGTGAGATTGGCTATATTGGTCACATTCCAGCAACCACTGTTCGTGTTCGTAGACTTAATGATGGCTACCTTCAGATTATTGGACAAGCAGTTGTTTACTTTAGAAATTTTGGGGCAAACAATCCAAATCCAGTAACAGCAGATAGTCGTGCAAATGAAATTATTCACATCAAGTCTTATTCTCCACTAAATACTTACTACGGTATTCCAGACATTGTTTCTGCAATGCCATCACTAATCGGAGATCAATTAGCGTCAAGATATAACATTGACTACTTTGAAAACAAGGCTGTGCCAAGATACATTATTACCCTAAAGGGTGCAAAACTATCTGGTGATGCTGAAGATAAGATGTTTAGATTCCTTCAGACTGGATTAAAGTCTCAGTCACACAGAACTCTTTACATCCCACTTCCTGGAGATACTGATCAAAATAAGGTTGAGTTCAAGATGGAGCCAATTGAAAACGGCATCCAAGATGGATCATTTAAAGAGTATCGTAAGCAGAATCGTGATGACATTTTAATTGCTCACCAAGTACCTATTTCAAAACTAGGTGGATCAGAGTCTGGACTTGCAGCAGCACTTTCTCAAGATAGAACATTTAAAGAGCAAGTTGCTCGTCCTGCACAGCACCATCTTGAAAAGGTAGTCAACAAGATTATTAAGGAAAAAACAGATGTTCTTGAACTTAAGTTTAATGAACTAACTCTTACTGATGAAATAGCGCAATCTCAGATTCTTGAGAGATACGTTAAGACTCAGGTTATGACTCCAAATGAGGCTCGCACCGCACTTGATTTGCCACAGAGAAAAGATGGAGATACTCCTTTTGTGATGACTCCAAGACAGGCAACAGATGCTAGAGCAAACCTTGCTGGTAATCGCCAAAGGGATGCAGAAAGAACAAATAGTCAATCAGATGGTGAAGCAACTCTTGATGGACGTAATCCACAAGGAGAGGGAAGAGCGTCTCAATAATTGAGAAATCTCTTAAAACATTTGGTATAATGGATAACGATATGTTAATCAATAAAGCACACTGGACAACAGACAAGAATAGCGTCCGTCTGTCAATGCCTATTGGCAAGGTAGATGTAGAACGCCGAATGGTCTCTGGCTTTGCAACTCTTGACAATATTGATAAGCAAGATGATATTGTTACAACTGAGGCAAGTCTTCAGGCATTTAAAAATTTCCGTGGGAATCTAAGAGAAATGCACCAACCATCAGCGGTAGGAAAGATTGTCTCATTTAAAGAAGATAAGTATTTTGACCCTAATTCAAAGAAGTTCTATAGCGGAGTTTATGTATCTGCATACGTTTCAAAGGGTGCACAAGATGCCTGGGAGAAAGTCCTAGATGGCACATATAGTGGTTTTTCTATTGGTGGAAATATTAAGTCTTGGGACGATGCATATAACGCAGATCTAGATAAGGCTATCCGTGTTATCAAAGATTATGACCTATATGAACTTTCTCTTGTAGATAGCCCAGCAAATCAGTTTGCAAGCATTATTTCTGTTGAAAAAGTTAATGGCCAAAATGTTATTTCTGGCGCATCAGTAGATGCAATAATTGAAAATGTTTTTTACGATTCTGAAAACGGTATCGTATTAGTATCTGACTCAGAAACAGCAGAAAGCCCAGTCAGTGGTAAGAACATGGAAAATATTGGTTTTGTAGAAAAAAGTGATAATGAAAAAGCAAACATGATAAAGTTCTTAGTTGATAGTGCTAAAGGCATTAGTACAATTAAGATTACAAAGGAGGTAAGTCAAATGACAGAAACAACAGAAGTAGCAGTAGATGCTGCAGTTGAAAATGTTGAGATTACTCCAGAGGCACAGCCAGCAGAAGTAGAAACTCCTGCAGTCGCTGACGAGACACCAGCAGATACTGTTGTTGAAAAGTCAGACGATGGTGGTGCAGTTCCTTCTGCTCCAGTAGTAGAAGAAGAGAGTGTTGCTCCAGCGGTTGAAGCCGAACCTGCTATGGCAAAATCAGATGAAGCAATTGTAGATGCAGTTGCTGAAATCAAGAACTCTCTTACTAATGCCTTTGGCGATCTCGCTGCAACCATTAAGTCTCTTAATGAGCAGGTTGAAGCACTTAGCAAGTCCGTTGACACTGTGTCTACAGAAGTAGCACAAGTCAAGGGTCAGTTCAATGAGTTTGGAAAGAGAGTAGATGCCGTTGAGCAAGATACCGCTTTCCGCAAGTCTGGCGATCTAGGCGAGATCGTGCAGTTTGAACCTGTAAAGGTTCAGAAATCCCTATGGGGCGGACGTTTCCTCAAAAATTCCGACCTATTTAATTAACAATATATTCACTAGGAGGTGAAATAATGTCAGAACAAGATAAAGATATAGCCAAGAACT